CTGGATGGCCTTGCCTCGTTAGTTCGATCACCCGCGCCGTCATGGTTCGCGCCGAATCTTCGTCGGAAGGGAATTCCGGATGCGCCGCCTGGAATCCCGCAGCCAGTGAACTGCCTTCAAGAGCCGACAGCTTTGTGTCCATCGTTTGGAGGTAGCGGACAGGATCTTCGACACCGTAACGCACTTGATCCACATAGTTTGCGGCGGCTAACGGGTCATCATGAAGCAGCTGGTAGTAGCGGTCCTTGTCGAATCCATTGGCGGAAGGTTCCTTTCTGGCTGTGGCGGCGGCGACCTGGGCCTGCACGACCGAGAACTGGCCCTGCAGGTCTTCTAATTTCTTGTTGGTTTCTCTAGCATAACTCGTCGAGTCTTCGACCATTTTCACGGCGGTCTTGAGCGCCTCCTCGATCGATTCGGCCTTGATCACCTGTCCGTTGTTCAGTTTCAGTTCAATTCCCGTCGTTGGATTTGCTGGTGTGGACATTTAATGCTCCTGATTCGCAGGATTGATTGCTACTGCCTTTTTGGCGAAAAAGCAAGCTTCCTCAAGTTTTGTTCTGACAATGGCAAATGGACGCCCAGTGGATTCCTCTGCCGTGATCTCCTGCAAGATTCTAAGCAGTTCATCGAAAGCCGATGCGACAGCATTTGCCTTAGCTACGCCCGCTTCGTTCAGGCGATGAAATTCAAACAGTGGGTCCATTTTGATCCTCCACTGGCTGGCGATTCTTAAATTCTTCTACGATCGAATCTCGAGTGTTCTGGACCGATACGATATGCCCTTCAATTGCCGAAATCAAATCCTGCTTGGCGTAGTAGCGGGTTACGTGATGCGTCTGCTTTGCGGGATCCTGCCAGTGCTTCCTTCCTTCGAATAGCTCTCCGTTCATGTTGTCAACGGCCACGGTCAGAATCTTTTCCCAGCCAGGTTGGGCCACGAGCCGGTCATATTCCTCGGCCAGATCAATCTGTTCCTTCAGTTGCTCCAGTGTCGCCTTGGGCTCCTCCGGAGTCTTGCGAAATCTGGTCCGCCATGAGTTGAGAAAAGTGCTGGCGTTCATCCGAGTCGATTTCCTCCATCTTCTGGTGCTGCTTCAAGCCGCCCTTCAAAAGCTCGGTGATCAGCTTGGTCATGTTCTGGTTGTCGTGGATCGACTTGTCGGTGCCCGTCTGCATCTGAGCGATCATGGCCTTGAGCTTCTCTGCCGGCGGCGGCTGCTGCATCGCTTGTTTCTGCTCATCAGACATCGGCACCAAGATCGGATTCCTCGGGGTATAGCTGATCGAATCCCAGATGGCGCGTTCAAAGGCTTCGACATCGATCGTCATCTTCTGCTGCTGGGCGAGCATCTGGAGAAGTTCGGGATTGAAGATCACCTGGGCGATCGTCGGGAAAGTCTGCAGGAAGGCGGCCTTGGCAGCCATGCGGGTCGAAGCATAACAGTAAGCCGTCACGCGCGCGTTCATGACTTCCAAGGGATCCAACTGGTATTTCTTGTGGTTCATGATCCACGCTGCCGCAACGTTAGGATCCATGAAACGTTTGTTCAGCCGGATAAAGGTGTTCAGCACAGGTTCAATGACTTCAGCTTCGGAATTGGAAATGTAATATCGGACACGGTCCTGGGTCGCTCCGACTTGAGTATTAACGCCCGCAGCAGTTCGATTGGCGGAATTTCCGCCAGATGTTGGACTACCGAGGGCAGCCAGGTCCGACATGCCGGTGATTCGCTGAACTCTGCGCTCGGATGCTTCGACTTCGATGAATGCTTGCTGGGTAATGTTCTGGACTTCGAGGATTTTGATGTCGCCTTCGGGATTTTCTGTTTCAATGACCACCCCCGGCCTAGTCTTCAATTGATACGGAGGAATGGTGACACCGCGGCGCTTGATCATCGGCGGATGAAGCGAGAGGGCCAGTTCGTCAATGCGTCCGTTGATGATGGCTTGCTGGAGCCGCTGTTCGCCTTCGGCTACGTCGGTGATGGCAAGCGCGTGCCAGCGATCGAGGACATCCGCGTAGTGGATCGAATAGTAGTTGATCTCGCGGTAGGTATTCGGCTTGTTGTAGGCCACATGCTCGCGGTTCAGGAGCCAGCCCTTACGGAAAGCGTTCGTATACTCGATGACCTCGATGCGCTTCTTGCCTGGATCGCCCGTGTAGTCGAGCGCGGGATTCCACATATTGTAGCGGAAGAGTTCGTTCGAGAGCTTCGTGACGTCCTGGTTCGCCGTCGTCTTCGACATCGAATACTGTTCGAGCGTCATGTCGTCGGGAATCGAGAAGCCCGGCGTGCCCCGCAGTTTTTTCAGGTCTTCGGCGGTCTGATACGTCCTGACCATGAAGAAATTCCCGGCAGACTGCAGCGAGGGCGATTCGCAGTTCGGGTTCACGTAGCAGTCGATCAGCGAGCGCCATCTCAGGTAGGGCCGCTTCTTTTTCTCGAGTTCGATCTTTCTTTTGTAGGAAGAAGCCGATTGCGGAACGTTTACCCAGCCCTGCTGGGGATGGAACATCTGGGTCTGCCCGGTCCTCTTTCGGGAGCTTTCAAACGTGATGATCTCGTCCTCGTAGTCTTCCATGCCGTATTCAAGGATGCCGTTGCCGTAGACGAGACTGGACTTGCAGGCCAAACGCACCTGTTCCCGGTAGTGGCATTCTTCTAACTGGAGGAGGACGTGCTCTTTCCAAAGCGCCGCTGCGTTAGGATTATCAGCGAAGAATTCATAGCTCTCAGGGTCACATAAACTGTCAACGAGTTTAGGGAGCATAGACTCAACTTGCTCGAATGTAACGTAGATTCCGAGCGAGCTTCGGGGTACTCGTGTACCATCCCAGTAACGCTGACCGGCCCAGGCCAGATATAGTTCGCTTGCGTTTCGGAATCTCCAGTCGTGTGCGTGCGTCCTGTAACTTTCGGCATAGGCAAAGTCCGTCCTTATAATCGATTTCATGCGGTCGTCCGACCACTCGTCGCCCGGCATCTTGATGACTTTGGCTTCTTTGCCGACTAGCGGCTCGGGGATCGGAACGACTGCGCCGTCGTTGTAGCTCATTTAGAGAACACCTGTCGGCGAATCTACCACCTTTTGGTCGGAATTCCCATAAAGCCATTGCTCGGTGCCGTCAGAATTGAACCCGAGGAAACGATCCTTGGGCTTCTCGCTTCCGAAGATGTTCCTGGGATTGAAGTTGGCGTCGGGGATGACATCCACGTTCGTCTCGCCGTCCTGGTTCTGGAGGGCGTCCGCACAAGTGTCCAAAAAATCGTCGTGAACACCCGATGACTGCGAGGGGAACTGCATGATCTCTAAGATGATGTCGGGCTTAGAGGTCAGGTCGTCGGCGAAGCGGATCCTTCCTGACTTGAACCACGGCTGCAGACCCCTGATCCTTTGCTGCTTACTGATGCGCGTGTCGCGCGGGAATTCGACGAGGCACGCGAACTTCTGCCGCTTGGTCATTTCATACTGCAGGGTAGCTTTGAGCGCCGCCCAGAGGATCACCTTTTCGACCTTGAAATCGATCAGCCGCGGCCAGCGGTCCATGATGTCGAAATAATGCCAAACGAACTCAGAGGGCGTGAAGCGTCCTCTTCGAACGTCCAGTATGTACAGCCGTCCGTCCCGATCGAATCCGTGAACGTTGAGAACGGTAAAGTCGTTATCGTTTTTTGACTGCTCCAGCCCGTGAAGATCGATAGTGCAGTGGACACGCAGCATGGGCTCGAGGTCGCGGAGCACCTGACGAGGAATGAACACGATCTCTTTCGGATCACAGAGGCCTCCTTCCGGGGGTACGGGCTTGTTCAAATATTGGCAGCTAAAAATGAACGGGGTCATCTCGGGCTTTTCCTGGATGCGTTTCAACTCCGCAGGAGGAAAGCGACGCATGTCAAGCGTCGTGCCATCGTCGCGGAAGGCTCCCCTGACGAGAATGTTCCAGTTCTTGGGTTTGGCAATGATCAGCCCGTAGAGGTCACCGAAGTCGTAGCGCGTCCCTTCGACGTCCTGCCAGCCCTGGCGGACTTTGGCAGGATCGTCGGAGGGATACCGCTCGATCAGCGGGTCCATGTGGCCGAAGTGACTGATGACCTCGGCAATCTGTCCGGGCGTTTTCACGTTGTTCTCATCGACCAAGTCACTGTGCTTCAGCACGTCGTAGTGCGAGCCAGCAATCACCTTCCCGACAGTGATCAAACAAACTGTGGGCTCCTTGCGGTTCATGGTCCTTTTGGGAACGGTGAACTGCTGCATGTTGCCCCATTCGGCGACTTTCTTCGGCGGCGGGCAGTAATCGGGGAAGGTCAAACGAAAGGTGTTGTTGTACTGGAAGTGGCCCTTCAGTTCCCGCATTACCATCT